TAAAGCGGGTAATTAGAAAAGAAGAGAGTATGAAATGAAAATTTTAAGCAAAATAATGGGAATAGAACAATTAAAAATATATGGATTCAACGCTCTCGCGTTTTTATCGACGTTTACGGCTATTGATGCTGTACTTAAAGTTGCTCTTATGGTGGCATCTATTACTTACACTATTGTAAAAATAATTTCAATAGTAAAAAACGAGATAAAAAAAGATAAGTAAATAATTAATAATTAAATATAATCAAATGAAAAAAGTAAAAGAAGAAAAGAAAGCTGATCTAAAGTTTATTGACTCTAGCGAGTTGAAGACTATTAAAGATAGACAAGAAGTAGTAGATAAATACTTATTTGAAGTAGGTGTTATTGAAAGTAGAAAACACGCGTTACTACATGAGCTATCTGAGGCTAATAAAAGATCAGAATCTTATAAAGAAATACTAATGGACAAGTACGGTCCAATTAACGTTAACATGGTTGACGGTAGCTATAATCCATTGGAAGATGGAAAATAATATAAGAAAAATAAGTATAGGCTCAGACTATAAAAATGACGCTATGCACTACTCCGTTGGTCAGTCAGTCTACGGTGGTCATATCATAACCGCTATACTACATAATCAAAACGACAACTCTTACGATATACATATAAGAAAAGGTGAAGAAGTTATGCCTTGGAAAACATTTAATTCTAATATGTCTATATCTATAGAGTACGATCTTGAGTATTAATGAAGTGTGTTTTTGATTTTATAATAAAACCTCTTGGTAATAGGTATGAAAACGAAGTAACAGTAGGTGATAAAAAACTAATTATAAATTCTAGCATAGAAAGTTTTAAATCCGTAAATAACTTTGCTGTAGTTGTAGAAACACCATTAGCTTACAAAACAGAAATACAAAAAGGTGATATAGTTATTATACACCATAATGTATTTAGAGAGTTTTATGATATGAGAGGGGAGAGAAAAAATAGTAGGTCTTTTTTTAAAGAAGATCTTTACTTTTGTTCTTTAGACCAGGTTTACTTATATAATAGAAATAACAACTGGTACTCTTTCGGAGACAGATGCTTTGTATCCCCTATTAAAAGTAACAACGATTACACGCTAGATAAAGAGCAAAGCCTTATTGGTATACTAAAATACGGTAACAAGTCCTTAGAAGCTCTTAAAATCAATCCTGGGGACTTAATTGGCTTTACGCCTAACAGCGAATGGGAGTTTGTTGTAGAGGGAGTTAAAGTTTATTGTATGAAATCTAATGATATTGTTATTAAATATGGACACAAAGAAAACGAAGAAGAATATAATCCAAGCTGGTCAAGCAGCGGTAGAAGAGTTAATAAAGGTAGCTAAAGAGCCTATCGTAGACTCTGGAGACGATATAACAGCTGATAGACTTAAAAATGCTGCAGCTACTAAGAAATTAGCTATATTTGACGCTTTTGAAATACTTCAACGTATACAGGAAGAAGAGGACATGTTAAATGACGTACCTAAAGAAGAGAAAAAGACTTTTAAAGGTTTCGCTGAAGGAAGATCTAGATCATGATCTATAATCAAACACTATGTAGTGTAATAGATGACCATATAAAACCTCACGTATTAAAGAGGCTTAATAAGGGCAGAAAGTGGGAGTATGGCTATAACAAAGAGCATGATGTTGTAGTCATAAGTAAAACAGGTCAGATAGGTGAAATATATGAGATACAAAATTTAAAAATAGCTTTACCGAAAGCAGAGAATGTTTTTAAGTTTGATAACAAAAAATGGACTAGATTTGATTACCCTAAAGATTTAAGTAGAATTAAATCTGTTTTTGATTGGGACGAGAGACCAAGTAGTTTTAAAGAAAACTGGTATGAATATATAGATAATGAGTTTGAAAGAAGAGATAAAGGTTTCTGGTTTATTAACAAAGATAAACCTAGCTATATTACTGGCAGTCATTACATGTACTTGCAGTGGAGTAAAATTGACGTTGGGCAGCCAGACTTTAGAGAATCAAATAGGTTATTTTACATATTCTGGGAGGCGTGTAAAGCAGATGCAAGGTGTTACGGTATGTGCTATCTCAAGAACAGACGCTCGGGTTTTTCGTTCATGGCTTCCGGGGAAATTGTCAACAAAGCCACAATATCAACCGACTCACGTTTTGGGATATTGTCCAAATCTGGCCCCGATGCTAAGAAGATGTTCACCGACAAGGTTGTACCAATATCAATCAACTACCCGTTCTTCTTCAAACCGATCCAAGACGGTATGGACAGGCCGAAGACAGAGCTTGCCTACAGAGTCCCGGCGTCGAAGCTTACAAGACGGAAGCTCGATACAAACGAGAAAGTACAAGAAATTACCGGTCTCGACACGACAATCGACTGGAAAAACACGGGGGACAACTCGTACGATGGGGAAAAACTACAACTACTAGCCCACGATGAGAGTGGTAAATGGGAGAGACCTAACAATATTAGAAATAACTGGAGAGTAACAAAAACCTGTTTAAGGTTAGGTAGAAAAATTATAGGTAAATGCATGATGGGTAGCACCTCTAACGCTTTAGATAAAGGTGGTAATAATTTTAAAAAACTATACTATGCATCAAATGTTGATAAAAGAAACGCCAATGGACAGACTAGTTCAGGATTATATTCTTTGTTCATACCTATGGAGTGGAACTACGAGGGATACATTGATTCTTTTGGATTTCCTGTATTCAACACACCAGAAAAACCAATTGAAGGTCCAGATGGTTCGCTAATAGACTTAGGTGTAATAGAGCACTGGCAGAATGAAGTTGATGGTTTAAAAGACGATCAAGACGGTTTAAACGAACTTTACAGGCAGTTTCCTAGAACAGAGGATCACGCTTTTAGAGACGAAGCAAAAAACTCTTTATTTAACTTAACTAAAATATACGAGCAGATTGACTATAATGGCGACTTGATGAATACTAACGTTCTAACTAAAGGTAGTTTTCAATGGGAGAATGGTGTCAAAGATACTAGAGTTGTATTCACACCCAATAAAGACGGTAGGTTTTTAGTTTCTTGGGTTCCTGATGTGCATTTGCAGAATAATGTAATAAAAAACCACAGAGGTATTAAACACCCTGGAAACGAGCACATAGGTGCTTTTGGTTTAGATAGTTATGATATATCAGGAACAGTTGATAATAAAGGCTCTAACGGTGCGCTATCGGGATTAACTAAAATGCACATGGACGAAGCACCTATTAATCAATTCTTTCTAGAGTACATAGCTAGACCTCAAACTGCTGAGATATTTTTTGAAGAGATATTGATGGCGCTTGTTTTTTATGGCATGCCTGTTTTAGCTGAGAATAATAAACCTAGATTTTTGTATTACTTAAAAAGAAGAGGTTATAGAGGTTTTTCTATGAACAGACCTGATAAGTTATATAATAGTTTATCTTTAACAGAAAAAGAAGTTGGTGGAGTACCTAACTCTAGTCAAGATATGAAGCAAGCGCATGCTGCAGCCATAGAGACATACATTGATAACTACGTAGGCGCGAATGATCAAGGTTATGGTAATATGTACTTTCAGAGAACACTACAAGATTGGTCTAGATTTGATATAAACAATAGAACAAAGCATGATCCATCTATAAGTTCTGGTTTAGCTATAATGGCTTGCAATAAAAACAAATATAGACCTGTTGCTAAAAGACAAGCAATAAGTGTTGATTTAGGTATTAAAAGATATGATAACGGAGGTTCTGTTTCTAAAATAATAACGTAAATGAAAATACAAACAAATACTAATAGTTCTTTTCCTAGCCAAGTTGTTAGCGCCGAGGAAAAGTCTAGTTTCGACTACGGTTTACAAGTATCTAGAGCTATAGAGCTTGAGTGGTTTGGGCAAGGTAGAACTAGAGGTAATAGATATTTAAACAACTGGAATAGCTTTCACAATCTAAGACTTTACGCTAGAGGAGAGCAGAGTGTTCAGAAATATAAAGATGAATTAGCTATAAACGGTGATTTGTCTTACTTAAACTTAGACTGGACACCAGTACCTGTTATATCTAAGTTCGTAGATATAGTTGTTAACGGTATGTCTGGTAAGTCATACGAGTTGTCTGCTTTTGCTCAAGATCCTTTCTCTGTAAAAAGTAGAACAGATTACGCTGCTGCTGTTGAAAGAGATATGAATACAAAAAAAGCGCTAGTAAATATAAAGGAGAACTTAGGAATGGACATGTCTTTAACTGGCGACTTAGAATCTTTGCCGGAGAGCAGAGAAGAGCTAGATGTTCATCTTCAAATGACTTACAAGCAAAATGTAGAGGTTGCTGAAGAAGAAGCTATAAATAATGTTTTAGATTTTAACAAATACGATCAAACAAAGAAAAGAATAGCTTATGATTTAACAACTATAGGTATTGGATGTAGCAAGACTAGATTTAATGACGCTGAAGGAATAATAACAAGTTACGTAGATCCAGCTTATATGGTATACTCTTACACAGAGGATCCAAACTTTGAAGATATATATTATGTAGGTGAGGTAAAACCTATAACAATACCTGAATTAAAAAAGCAGTTTCCAGATATTGACAATGATGAATTAAAAAGAATACAGGAGACACCTGGTAACGGACAGTATGTTACTGGATGGGGTAACTACGACGAGAATACTGTTCAGGTTATGTATTTTGAATACAAAACATATATTGACCAGGTTTTTAAAGTAAAAAAGACAGATCAAGGTTTAGAAAAGACATTAGAGAAACCAGATACATTTAATCCACCTGAAAACGATAATTTTGAAAGAATATCTAGAACAATAGAGGTTTTATATACTGGAGCTAAAGTTTTAGGTACAAACATTATGATGGAGTGGAAGATGGCTGAGAATATGACTAGACCAGCTGCTGACACTACTAAAGTTTTAATGAACTACTGTATATCGGCACCTAGAACCTATAAAGGTAGAATTGAATCAATAGTTAGTAGAGTAACTGGTTTTGCTGACATGATAAACCTAACGCATTACAAATTGCAACAGGTTATGTCTAGAATAGTTCCAGATGGTGTATTTTTAGATATGGACGGTTTATCTGAGGTTGATTTAGGTAATGGAACAAAATACAACCCAGCAGAGGCTTTAAATATGTATTTTCAAACAGGTTCTGTTGTAGGTAGAAGTTTAACTCAAGACGGTGACTTAAACAGGGGTAAAATACCTATTCAAGAATTAAACAGTTCTTCAGGTCAACAAAAAATACAAAGCTTAATAGGTACTTATCAGTATTACTTACAAATGATACGTGACGTAACCGGTTTAAATGAAGCAAGAGATGGTAGTACTCCAGATAAAGATGCTTTAGTTGGTTTACAAAAAATGGCAGCTAACGCTTCAAACGTAGCTACTAAACATTTAATGGATTCTTTATTATACATAACTAAAAGAACTTGTGAGAATATAAGTCTTAAAATGGCTGATGTATTACAAAACCCTTTAACTAGAAATTCTTTAACTAATTCTATAAGTACATTTAATACTAATACACTAGAAGAATTAATTAACTTACAGCTACATGATTTTGGTATATATTTAGAGTTAGAACCTGAAGACGAGGAAAAAGCTTTACTTGAGCAAAACATACAAGTTGCTCTGCAGACTCAAGCTATAGATCTTTCAGATGCTATCGATATAAGGGAGATAAAAAACTTAAAATTAGCTAATCAGTTTTTAAAACTTAGACAGAAACAAAAAATAAAAAGAGAGCAAGAGCAAGCTCAGGCAAATATACAGATGCAAGCTCAAGCTAATGCTGAAGCAGCTGAGAAAGCAGCTATGGCTGAGGTGCAAAAGCAGCAAGCTTTAACGCAAGAAAAAGTTAGTATTGAACAAGCTAAATCACAGTTTGAAATACAAAGAATGCAAACAGAGGCTGAAATAAAAAGACAGTTGATGGCTGAGGAGTTTAACTACAGCATGCAACTTGCTCAAATAAATGCTAACGCTAAAAGAACAAACGAGGTTGAGAAAGAAGATCGTAAAGATCAAAGAACAAAAATACAAGCAACACAACAAAGCGAGATGATAAGTCAAAGGCAAACAGATGGTTTACCCAAAGATTTTGAATCATCTGGTAACGATGTTTTAGGTGGCTTTGGGCTAGAGAGTTTTGGCCCTAGATAAAACAATTATTTAATTATATTATATTATGTCAGAAGTAAAACAAGAAGGGGATTTTAAAATTAAATCCAAGAAAAAATCACCAAAAAAGTTAGGTGATCAGAGAAATCAAACCGTAAAGGTTAATTTAAAAGAACCGTTAATTAATGTTAACGAGGAACCTACTAAAGTTGTAATACCCAAAGAAGATGCCGATAAAAAGCAAGAAACAACAGAAGTGGCTTCAGATCAACAAACCGAAGATATACAAGAGGTGGTTGAGGAAGTATCACAACAACAAGATACCGTTTCAGATGAAGAGCAAGTACTTCAAGAAGTAACAGAAGAAGAAGAGGTTGTTGTAAATGAAAATACTGAAAAAAATGAAGTTGTTGAAGAATTAAAAGAAGTAAGTAGACCTTTACCTGAAAACATAGATAAGCTTGTTAGCTTTATGGAAGAAACTGGTGGAACGGTTGAAGACTATGTTAGATTAAATGCGGATTATTCAAATGTTGATGATAAAGCATTATTAAAAGAATACTATAAAAAAACAAAGCCTTATTTAGAAGCTGAAGACGTAAGCATAATGTTAGAAGATTATGACTACGACGAAGATCTTGATGAGGAAAGAGATATACGCAAAAAGAAGATTGCGTTTAAAGAAGAAGTTGCGAAAGCTAGAAACTTTTTGGAGGAAACCAAGAGTAAATACTACGACGAAATCAAGTTGAGACCCGGCGTAACTCAAGAGCAGCAAAAAGCTATGGACTTTTTTAACCGATATAACGAAGATCAAAAAGTAGCTCAAACACAACACGAGGAGTTTGTATCTAAAACCAATAACTATTTCACTGAAAATTTCAAAGGTTTTGATTTTAAAGTTAGTGATAAAAAATATAGGTATGGAGTTCAAGATCCAAGTAAGTTAGCTAAGGAACAATCAAATATAAACAACTTTGTAGGAAAATTTCTTGATAACAAAGGTGGTGTATCTGATCCCGAGGGCTATCACAAAGCTATTTTTATGGCTAGTAATGCAGACAAAATTATAAATCATTTTTACGAGCAAGGTAAATCAGATGCTACCAAAGAGATAATTGGTAAGTCTAAAAATCCAAGTTCACAGGCTAGAAGTGCAACACCAAAGCCTTTTATAAATGGTTTAAAAGTTAAGTCCATTAGTGGCGTTGATTCTTCAAAACTAAAAATTAAAAAGAAGAAATTTTAACTTAAACTAAAAAATTATGAGTTTAACTCCTACATTTGGTAGTATTGTACCTTCACAGGCACAACAGTTATTGAACACTAACTACCTACAATTTAACGGCGGAGCCGGTGCTGGAGACACTGACACTTTCGCACAGCAATATTTACCAGAGATCTACGAAGCTGAAGTAGAGCGTTATGGAAACAGAACGTTATCTGGATTTTTAAGAATGGTTGGCGCTGAAATGCCAATGAGTTCTGATCAAGTTATTTGGTCTGAGCAAAACAGATTACACATATCTTATGATGGTGTTAGTCAAGTTAACGCTGCTGGCACAACTTCTACGATAACTATTAATCCAGCTGCTACAGCAGGAGTTAGTAACGTTATCTCTGTAAACGACACTGTAGTTGTTTTAGATCCAGTTAATGGATTAGAAGCTAAAGGTATTGTAACTGTTTCTGTACCTGGTGCTGCTGGAACTATCACAGTGCAACCTTATTCAAACACTAGTTTAACTACTCAAGGTTTTGCTGCTACTGGATTAAAGGTATTTGTTTACGGTTCTGATTACGCTAAAGGATCTACAATCAATTCTGGAGACAGAATAAGTGTTGAGCCTACTTTCACACAGTACTCTAACTCACCAATCATCATTAGAAACCAATACGTTGTATCTGGTTCTGATATGGCTCAAATTGGATGGGTTGAAGTTGCTACTGAAGATGGTCAATCTGGATTTCTATGGTATTTAAAAGCTGAATCTGAAACACGTTTACGTTTTGAGGATTACTTAGAAATGTCAATGGTTGAAGGTGAGTACAATCAAGTACCTGGAACATTAGCTTCAAACCCTGGAACACAAGGTTTATTCCAAGCTATTGAGACACGTGGTAACATACAAACTGGATTTACTGCTGCTTCTGGTCTTGACGATTTTGATGGCATATTGAAAAACTTAGATACACAAGGTGCTATCGAAGAAAATATGTTATTCTTAAACCGTCAAACAAATTTAGATTTCGATGACATGTTAGCTTCTATCTCTGCTGGACAATCTGGTGGAACTGCTTTCGGTTTGTTTGAGAACTCTGAAGAAATGGCATTGAACTTAGGATTTAGTGGTTTCCGTAGAGGATCTTACGATTTCTATAAGACTGATTGGAAATACTTAAATGATGCTTCAACTCGTGGTGCAATCACTGGTATCAATTCTATTGAAGGTGTATTAGTACCTGCTGGAACATCAACAGTATACGATCAAGTATTAGGAACTAACATAAGACGACCATTCTTACACGTTCGTTATAGAGCTTCACAAGCTGACGACAGAAGAATGAAATCTTGGTTAACTGGATCTGCTGGTGGAGCTACAACTTCTACTCTAGATGCTATGGAAGTAAACTTCCTATCTGAGAGATGTTTGGTAACTCAAGCTGCTAACAACTTTGTATTGTTCAAAGGAATTTAGTAATAAATAAAAATCCCCGCCTTCGGGTGGGGGTTATTATATGACATTAGCCCCCTACTATTTATATACTAAGGCTATTGTCACAATTTTAAACTATTTAATTATATTATATTATGGCTAAAAAAGCTACAGCAAAAAAAGTTGAGGTTGCTACTCAAGAAAATGCAGTTAAAACTGCTATAGAAACAAAAACACCCTCGAAACCACAATGGGAAATTAAAGATAGGGTATATTTTTTAAAAGGCAATAGATCACCATTAACAGACACTATACCAGGTAGGCATACTAGAAAGCATGCTTTACTTTATTTTGATGAAAAAACAGGTAAGTCTAGGGAAATAAGATATGCAACTAATCAAGACTCACCTTTCGTTGATGAACAAAAAGGGGAGGTTACGCTTGGACATATTATATTTAGAGATGGAGATTTAAAAGTACCTAAGGAAAAACAAAGTTTACAAAAACTATTATCTTTATATCACCCTCTAAGAGGAAAAAAATATGAAGAGTTTAGTGCTGTTGAACAAGCTGAAGATGATTTAGATATACTAGATCTTCAAATAGATGCTTTAAATGCTGCTAGAGAAATGGACATTGATCAAGCTGAAGCTATATTAAGAGTTGAATTAGGTTCTAAAGTTAGTAACATGAGTTCTAAGGAGTTAAAAAGAGATCTTATGTTATTCGCTAGGAATAATCCATCTCTATTTATGGAACTAGCTAATGACGACAATGTTCAACTTAGAAACGTAGCTATTGTAGCTGCTGAAATGGGTATCATTAAACTATCTCAAGATCAAAGAACTTTCAACTGGGGTTCTAACGGTAGAAAACTTATGACAGTTCCTTTTGATGAGAATCCATACTCTGCTATGGCTGCTTACTTTAAAACCGACGAAGGTGTAGAAGTATTTAGATCTATAGAGAAAAAACTAAATTAACAAGTGATTAATAATAGGGGGTAGTAGAAATACTGCCTCCATTTATTATAATAAAAAAATAAACAATGGCTATAAATGTAGATACTGTATATAAGACTGTGTTGCTAATATTAAACCAGCAACAGAGAGGCTATATGACTCCAGATGAGTTTAATAAAGTTGGTACTCAAGTTCAGTTAAATATATTTGAAAGATACATGAGTGACTTAAACCAACAGTTACGCGTGCCAGAAAACGATAGTGAATACGGTAACAGAGTCAAGGGTACCGAAGAAAAAATAGATGTATTCAAGAGAATAGAAACACCTACGTTTTCAACAGATCACTTCACAACATCTTCACTAACAGACTTTTATAGATTAGGAACAGTTATATATGATGATATAACCGAAGTTCAGAAAGTCGAAAGAAACGAATGGTACTTAGTTAAAAAGTCACCATTAATAAATGCTACAAAACAATATCCAGTCTTCTTATACGAAGACACTAAGATATATGTTGAGCCAACTACAATCACCTCAAACATACAGGTTTCATATATAAAGAAGCCAGCTAATATAGAGTGGAATTACACTGTAGGTAGCTTGGGTCAATACTTATATAACTCTGGTGCTTCTATAGATTTTGAATTACACCCATCAGAGCAGGTTGAAGTAATATTGGGTATACTTGTCTACGCTGGCGTGATAATAAAAGATCCAACCGTAATACAAGTTGCTTCACAAAAAATACAACAAGAAAACATAAACGAAAAATCATAATAAAGAATGGGCCTTATAACAGAAACTAATCAACAGTACTACGAAGGAACTCAGTTTTTTATTGCCTCAACTACAGCGCCTAATCAAGAGTTTACAACTAGCTTTAACACGGATCTAGTTTTTTATAAGTATGATCCAAATGACACTGACTACGCTTTAAATAATTTCAAACTATATACTAGCGCGGATGGTATGCCAGGTAGTTTTGTTGAATATACTTCAGCGTATACTGTAGATGAAAATAAGATAACAATTACTGCATCGATAGCAGCTGGTAGTTACATAGTTGTTCAATTAAAAAAGAATACAGGAGGTAATTACGGGAATAACGATGCTTACGGAAACACTGTGGAGGATAATTATGATAGCTATTCTCACGTTAAACTGTCAGAGGTTATAAATAACTTTCAGGTGGCGTATGTTGGTACAGGTAAACTAATACCAAGCGCTAAGAGAACAGACATTATATTCCACGCTAAAAGAGGCTTGCAAGAGCTAAGCTATGATACTCTTAGAACAGTTAAATCACAAGAGCTAACTATACCTAATAGTCTTAGCGTTATAATACCTCAAGACTACGTTAATTACACTAAAATATCCTGGATAGATAGCTTAGGTATTAAAAGACCTATATACCCAGCTAATAACTTAACTATAAGCCCAAAAAGCACACCAATACAAGATGAAAACGGTGAACCAATACAAGATAATTTTTCTAACAATATAGAGGGTAGCTCTATAACCGAAGAGAGATGGGACAACTCCAAACTAAACTTGATAAACACAAGTATAGACATGGAGTATTGGCCTTACTACGCCGGAATGATTGATGGTGGTGTTAGAAGAGGTCAATTATATGGTTTAGATCCTCAGTACGCACAGGTTAATGGTTGGTTTGATATAAATCCTAGAGAAAATAAAATATCTTTTTCAAGCGACTTGGTTAACAAGCTTATAGTTTTAGAATACATATCAGACGGTTTAGCTTATGATATGGATACTAAGATACCTAAGTTAGCCGAAGAAGCTCTGTATGCTCACATAAGCCATGCTATAATTGCTTCTAGAGTAAATCAACCTGAATACGTTGTCAGAAGATTAAAGCAAGAGAGAAGTGCTAAAATAAGAAACGCCAAGATAAGATTATCTAACATAAAACTAGAAGAGATAACTCAAGTAATGAGAGGTAAATCTAAATGGATTAAACATTAGAATTTAATGGCTGAAATTAAAAATACCTTTTTAAAAGGTAAAATGAATCAAGACCTTGACGCTAGATTAATTCCTAGTGGTGAATATAGAGAAGCTATAAATTTATCTATAAGTAGATCTGAAGGTAGCACCGTAGGTGAATTTGAAAACATATTAGGTAATACTGTTATATCTAATTTAGAAGATACTAGTGTGGATGTCAGTGACGTTATAGTCATAGGTTATTTTGTTGATGAAAGTAATAACGATGTTTACTGCATGGCAACTAATAGTGTTGATTCTAATTATATTTTAAAAATAAACTTGAGTGCTAATACTACACCTGTGATATTAGTTCAAGGTGAGTTTTTAAACTTCAACTACAACTACAGAATAACAGGTATAAATGTTATTGAGGATTTTTTATTTTGGACAGATAACTATAACCAACCTAGGAAAATAAACATAACTAAACCATCAGGCTACTACACAACTGAAGATCAAATATCAGTTGCTAAGTACGCTCCGTTTAAACCTATACTTGCTTTAGAAAAAAACACAACTACAATTACCGGCGCTAGCTTAGGATCGAGTACAATAGTTCCAGCTAGTTTCACTGACATTAAAGTGGGTGATATAATAACAAACAACGACAAGATAGGTTCTCAAAACATAACAGAGTTAGTTACTGTTATATCTATCAATGGTACCACAGACTTAACACTATCTAAGTTAGTTACAGTACCAGATGGCACTTTAATGGATTTTAGTAGACCATCTATGACTAACCAGTCTAGTAAATACATGTCTAACCATTTAAGTGGGAGTGTGACTATAAATGGATCTATAATAGAGATAGGTCCATCTGATTTTCTATTTAATGGTAAAAACGGTGTGCCTAAAATAGGTGATTTAGTTTCTTGTGTAAATGATCCAGCTAAAATATTAGCAAACACTAGAGTTGCTTCTGTTGAAGTTGTTGAGTCTAGTTTTCCACCAGAGCAACAAGTAAATATAACGGTAGATAAAGCCAACACACTAGTCAGTAATGATGTTATATCAATAAGCGACAACCCAGATTACGACCCAAACTGGAAAGGTGATTCTGATTGGTTAGAGGATAAATTTGTTAGGTTTAGCTATAGGTTTAAGTTTGAAGATAACGAGTATTCTTTAATTGCACCATGGAGTCAAGCTATGTTCATACCGAAACAATACGGTGAGTTCGGTGGTGGTCTTCAGTCTTCAACGCTTGACATGGACAACGCTTACAAATCAACTATACTTGCCTGGTTCGAAAACAATATAGACAATGTACTATTAAGGATACCAATGCCTTATGATTCTATTCAAAACACCATAGATAATCTACATGTAAGTGAAATAGACATAATATATAAGGAATCAGATGCTTTAGCCGCTAAAGTTTTAGAGACTATAGAGCTTACAAATCAAACACTAACTTCAATAAACTATAATGATGTTGTACACGGTGACAACTTAGATTATTATTTAGATTACGATTATAGCTCTACAAAACCTTATAAAACACTACCTAATAATCAAATACTAAGAGTATCTGATAAAGTTCCAGTAAAAGCTTTAGCTCAAGAAATAATAGGTAATAGAGTTGTTTATGGAAACTACTTAGATAGACATACTGCTCCAGATAGATTACCTTTTAGCGCTTCCGCTCAGAATAAATCCACAAAATACGACAACTACACTCAATATCCTAAACACACTTTAAAGCAAAACAGAACTTACCAAGTTGGCTTCGTGTTGTCAGACAGATATGGTAGACAATCTGACGTTATATTATCTTCTTACGATAGTGAACCTGGAACTGCTGGATCAACTGTTTTCCACCCATACAACTCGTTAGAAGAGCAGAGAACTAATCCTGTTATAGATTGGCTAGGTGATGCCTTGACGGTTCAATTAGATCAAGCTATAGCCACAGCTGATGAACCTGGTGAACCTGGAATATACAATGGTGATGTTAATGACCCTAATTATAACCCGCTGGGTTGGTATTCTTATAAAATAGTTGTAAAGCAACAAGAGCAAGAGTACTACAATGTATACCTACCTGGCTTTGTTAATGGTTATCCTGTTGTAGGTATTAATGAAAGAAACCAAAGTTTCTTTTGCACGTTGATAGGTGACAATATAAATAAAATACCTAGAGACTTAAACGAAGTTGGTCCAAATGATAGAGATTATAGCAGTAGCGAGGTATTAAGTATAAGAGTAAACAACCCGTTAATAGATAATAAAACTTTAATAGCTTATCCAAAAGATAAACCTTGGAACCAACAGTATTACCCTGGAAACTTATCTCAAGACGTTGTTGAAATATCCTCTACAAGAGACATGGAGATAGCTGCAATACCTTTTGAACCTAATGTAGCACAAGGAGATTACGGACAAACTGGTACGTTTCCTACAACACCTCCAACCGTGCAACTAATTGGTTCGATACCTTGGGGTGAAACTGGACCAGATCCTTCATTATACAATACAGATGCCAACCCTCTAGTAATGAGAGGTAGTTCTGCTGAAAATGGTGAAAACACGATTGGTGCCTACGTCACAGATAAATCAGTAAACACCTCTCCAATTCCACAGAATGTTCTTTCTATGGTGCCTTTTTTATCCATAGCTGAGACTAAACCAGTGTATTCTTTACTCGATATATACTGGGAAACTTCTTTGTCTGGAGAACTATCTATATTAAACAGTTTAGTTGATTCGCAGTATGGTGGATTAACTGGTTCAAATTTCTTAGGTGGAAACTTTCTTGAAAGTGATTCTGTTTCAACTCAAATAGGTAATGATTTCAATTTTACTGATGGAGCTGGTAATGTTATTAGCTCAGGTGTTACTATATCATCTTTATCAATAGTTGACTCAAATGGCAATCAAGCTAATTCTGCATTTACTGTAGTAGCTAACGGCGGTGGAACTGCTTTTCAAGTAAAAACAAATCAAGAGTTTTTCTATAGTGACGATCAAATAAATAACCCTAGATCTTACACGATAACGGTGAATACTTCTTATAGCGGTTTTAACGACTCTATAACAATAGCTAATGTTAATTTATCAAATGTAGCACCAAGCTTTACTGTGTCAGGCACCGATAACACTCCGCTATCATGCCCAACTACTATAAGTGGACTAGATACAAGAAGCGTTGTGGTTAGTGAGTTATACGCTGTAAATGGAACAACTATAAGCTCTGAAGAAAGAGATGAGTTAGTATTTTCTTTAGACCCTAGTCAAGCAAACTTTTCAACCATACAGAGTCAATTTAGAATAGTTGGCAATCAACTAGAGGTTAATAAACCAAACGGTTACACTTTAGTTGATAATCAACAATATGACGTGTCTGTGAGAGTAACAGATGTTAACGGTAATGGATTATTTAGCAACTGCACGTTTAGTTTTCTAGTTGGAGCCGCGGCTGTACCAGAGGCCATAGCCAATGGTTGGCAGAATAGCTCTA